ATTTACTTGTTAGCAATGTACATTGTAACTTCGAAACCAAATCTCATTTCAGTATATTCTGGTGTATTCCACATAATAAGACCTTTAAAAATGGGGGTCAAAAGACCCCCTAATTACTATTATGCTCCTTGTGAACCCCACATACCTAATGGGTCAGACCAGCCGAAGCTGTATCTTTCACGAGCCTTATATCTAGCATTACCTGTGTCGAAGTCTCCGTCCATGCTTGTTTGCATTGGAGTTCTAACAAAATGCTTAAGACCGTTAGGAACGTCAGTCTTTAAGAACCATGCATCAGTATCTGTTAAGAAGTGATTAACAGTGTAACCTTGAGGAATAGCTCCCATTGATCTAACTGCATTGATGTCGTTGTCTGCTGTAGCAGTTCTAAGCTCAGTCTCTAAGAGTCTTGTAGCAACAAACTGTAGAGCAGGTGGAACGATCATCTTAAGTGGTCTAGATGCGATTAATAAACCTCTCTCATCTGTCCATCCAGCAATCTGAATGATAGCAGCTTCTAGTGAAGTCTCATTTAAGTCAACATTAACTGAAGGCTCATTTGAGTTTGTACCACCAGAAACAAGTGGGTGAGCTGTAGAGAATAACTCAACGCCATCACCACCAGCGTAGCTACTATTGAAACCATTGTTAAGAACTGCAGCAGCTTTAACTTGCTTTGTATACGCCATTGCTCTAGCAAGAGCTTTAGTGTATCTGCTTGATAAGCTGTCATACAGATTATCTTCCATAGCTTCTTCTGTAATTGAAAATCCAAGAGCAATTGTCTCATGGTTGTATCTAGCAGACCATGCTTCTTGAGCATTGTCATAAGATATTGCTGCACCTTCGTCTTTAACTGGTGCTGCACTGAAACCTGAGAGCTTTACTTCTTCCTCAAAACTTCTTTCTGAAGATTCTTGGTCGAAGATTTCTTTATGCTCTTCACCATATTTTTGATACTCCAAACCAAATAAGGCATTCAAACCTGGTAGGAGTTCCTTTAATAATTGTGCGCGTGATATAGCCATTATTTATACTCCTTTAATTATAAACCAGTAGCAACCATATAAGCGTGACCACCTGTAGCGACATTGCTGTCCTCATGCGGTACATTCCACTTAACGATTACTTCCGTGTAGTTACCAGATGCATCAGTAGTTTCTTCAACTACGTCAACGATTCTCATTGGTAAGGATAATGTAGTAGCGATGCCATTAATAGCAACTTTAGAATTACCTGTAGTGGTACTTCCTGAATTTTGTACTAACGCTGCATTACTACCAATAGATGTATATCCAGTGCCTGCAATAGTAGTACCAGAAGATACAACAGCAACTTTAAAACAAGCATCTGGATCATCGACCACATAAGCCTGAATGTCAGAAGCAACTGTACTAGCTGGGTAATATTGCTTGAATACTTTTTGTTCTGTGTTTGGGTCAGTGTAAGTACAACCTACAAAAACACCAATCACACCTGTGGCAGTGACTGCAGCTGTGCCTGTCTCTTTTTGGATAGTACCGTCAGCTGCACGCTTGACGACATCACCATTAAAGATATCAGTAGCATAGCCAGAAGCAATCTTCATCTGCCTTGTAGAGCCAGCATATGGTTGGCCGCCAATTAAATTAACTGGGACTAAGCCGTATGGAGCATCAACAGTGGGATATTCCATAATAAACTCCTAAAATCAAAATTTAACCGTTACCACGAGAAACAGTCGAACGTTTGTCACTAAAGAGCGGCATACGAGGATTGTTTTCTCGCAAGAAATTATTGTCTACCGCCTGCATTTGCTGTTTGTTTTGATTAGCATAATACTCATTTCTACTCTCAGCAGTTTCAGTTGGTATTTTACAAAGCATCAATCCGCCAGATTCGATGTTTCCATCTTTATTACCAGTAAATCCATACTGAGTAACAATCTCTGGATGATCTTCCGCTTTGACAGGTATCCATCCTTCACGCAGTTTAATAGATGCATTTCTGTCATCTCTCTGCCCCAATAAAGAAGTCCTTATCCAACGGAACCTAAATCCGTCTTCAGGGTTTGGGTCAGGTAACTGTTGTGGAGGTACCCAGTTTTTCGCTCTTTGTGTTTTGTTACGTGCTTCTAGATCCCTACTAGTGCGGTTTTTATTAGCTTGTGCCATCTTCGTCTCCTTTTATCTATTAAGTTGTGCTACTTGTTTTGCATACTCTTCGAGAGGTACACCCAATCGCTTAGCCATACTAACTTGAGTAGCTGTTAACGTAATTTTTTTAGAAGACGGGTTCCGCTTCACAGGGGCAACCACGTTGCTCGGTGCAATTTTGGCTTTAGACGTTTTTGCTTCCACCAGATCAGAGTCGTCTTCTTCATTGTTCTCAAATCTGTCAGGAAAGACTTGTCTTAGCCTTTCATTTATCCTATCGTAATATTCATCACTTCTAGGATCAATTCCGCTTTTTACTAATTTTTCATGCAGCCCATAAGAAAAGGCAGTCATTTCGTCATCCTGTCCAAACCATTTATTTTCGCTAAACCATTTTTTAGCTTTTTCGTCTGGTTCAG